GTCCTTTTTCTTTTCTAGCTTTTTTGAAAGCTTCGCCGAAAGTAGGATCTTTTTTACGCATTAAAGCTAGAGCTCCAGCGCCTAAAGCTGTACCAACAGCAGCTATCTTACCCAGTCTTCCAGGTAATTTTTTAGGAGTTGGTTTTTGAGTTGGGAGGTTTGTTTTGTTGGTTGATTTGTTAACTGGCTTTCTTTGAGATCCTCTGCTATTCAAAGATTTTGTTAAAGGTTTTGTTAAAGGTTTTTTTAAAGGCTTCTTTAACCTGTCGGCTGCAGTTTGTCTTCTTTGTTGAACTCTTTTTACTGAACCTGGTTTAGGATTTCTTTTCCTAGCGGCTGGACTGTTAACAGTTTTCTTTACTTTATTTGTTGCTTTTGTTACAGACTTTGTTGTAATTTTTTTTGCAGGTTTTTTTGTAATTCTAGCCATAATCTTTTAATCCTCTAGTAATAAACTTTATTCGTGAAGTCATTATCTTCCATAATTTCATCCGAATCAAGCGAGATGAAATTACCTTGACGAAATCTCATTAAAGCTTGTGTCATGGAATCTACCAAGTCATCGTGTTCACTAAACGGAAACGCAGCACATTCTTCAATAAGTTCATCGGCAAAGCCCATCTCTGGTGCCCAGACCATACCCGATTCAAACATCGGTGCTACCGAGTGCATTCTAGTAACTTTATCGTTACCTCGCGAGGGTCGGAAGTTAATTACAGGTATGCCCATCATTCTCAGCTCTTGAGTCAAAGGAGTCCCACTCGATTGAGCCTCAATCAAGACCATGTCGGGACTCCAGATTTGGTATTCGTCGTAGGCGATTCCCTTGAGTTCTGGAAAATCCCAACGACCTTTTTTAGAATCCAAAAGAATTATTGAATCCGGGGCGTCATCACTCGGACGAAACACACCCCAAGTAGTAATCGCTGAATAGTCAGCCGATTCTTTTTTCGAGAAAGCGGTATCGTAAGATTGAATAATATAATCAACTGGTGGCGGTTCTTCATCTTCCCAGATATTCCACCACTCACGTCTAACAATGGCGCCCTCTTCACTGGTTGGATTCTGCATATATTGAGCATTCCACTTAGCTACTGGAATAGAAGCTTTGACAGCTTCCAATTCTTCGATCTTCCAATATTCAGGCCAAAGTGGTTCGCCAGAATCCATAATCGCTGGCAACTCTAGTACTTCCCATTGGTCAGCACTATCTTCGGACATACGTTTAATCAATTTAGCAGTAAGATCGATGGTACTCCAACGCGTCATGACTATGACGATTGAGCCTCCCGGCTGTAATCTTTGTCGCGGTCCAGAAGAATACCACTCCCAAGCATTCTCTAAAGCCGACGGCGACATAGCATCTTGCTCTGAATGTGGGTCATCGATGATTAACAAGTCGGCACCACGCCCAGTAATAGCTCCACCCACACCTGCCGCAAAGTATTCGCCACCTTTATTGGTTTCCCATCGCCCAGCTGATTTGGAATCGGCAGATAAACCAAAATCATCAAATAATTGTTTATATTCGTTCTGATCCATAAGGTTCCTTACCTTTCTACCAAATCTCACAGATAATTCCGCGGTGTGCGTGGTCTGCATGATCTTGGTATTTGGTTTGAGTCCCATAAACCAAGAGGGGAAGTAGACTGAAGCGAACTCAGACTTGGTATGTCTGGGTGGCATATTGACAATTAATCTTTTAATTTTGCCTTTCGCAACATCTTCTAGCTTTTGCGCGAATAATCGGTGGTGCTCCCCTTCGATAAACTCAGGCCAGACGTGTTTTATATAGCCTAAAAAGGAGTCTCTTGATTCTGATTTAGCATCTATAATTTTCAGACGATCTTGAATCATTAAGATTTCTTTTATCGTCTCGTCATTTAAGTGATCTAATTTCATTTTCAATATTCTATCTTAGATTGGATAGGGGTCCCTTTTCATTTTTTTGTAATTATACATATCGATTGTTATTTATATATACAAAAAAAACACGTCGCGATTTATAGGGGGGTGGGGGGTGCAAAAAAAAAGCCGAGCAAAAAACGCTCGGCTTTCTAAAGGAATTATTTTTTTAGAAGATGCTCTTCTCACTATCATGATAAATAGCAAAGCCACTTGCAGTAAGCGTCGGCACTTTAGTTGGCTTTCTTTTACTTAAATAGTATTTAACATTTTCTGAATTACCAATTTGATTGTGAACAGCAAATCTATTAGTTGATTTAGTTTTGTCAGATACTAATTCTATCCCATACTTTTGAGATATTTTATTTTGCTGATTTTCAGAAATGGCAATACCACTGTTAGTAAATTTCAAGAAAGGTTTTAGCTTTTCTTTTTGCTCATTAGTAAAAGCCCTAATCACGCTGTCGCATTGATTGATTAGAGAACTAATCTTCTTGAACTGTTTATCTTGTTGCAATTCTTGTTTTAAAAGTATCGCATCCTTTAGTTGTTTTAAATTTTCCATTTGGACCTCCTATGGTGTTTTGGATTAATTTATGTAATAAATTTAACATGTTTAGACATTTTGTGCAACCACTTACGCCCCTGGAAAATTAAAAAATTAAGTTCTCCTGATCCTACAGAATTTATTATTTTAAAAAAATAAATGTCCGAGGCCTCGGCAACTTGAGCTCGCATTTGTTCTGGCGATCTATTTAAAATTCGCAGTCGCACAAACAAAAAAGGGCGACCGAAGTCGCCCTTTCCACCATAGGAGGTTTTTACTCTTGCCAATCCCCTTTGATATGGTTTTGTATATTCAAATGACTATCAACAAAATAATCTCCGTAGTCATCCCCAGCGTTTACCGTGCCATAAGTACCGACGCCAACAGATATATTTCCATATCGTCTGGTATCCTCGAAACAATCTACTTCGTTTGCTATAACTTGAACAAGTCTTGCAAAGGTATAAGTTTCGTCGCCGAGTCTTTCGCCCATTACCTCTTTAGCTTTGTCCAATAGTTTTTCAACCATTGCACCATGCCAATGAACATAGATAGATGGACAAGAATAAAAGCCCTCTTTGTCCATCTCTTCTTTGGTCATACTTTTAGGTATCATTGTTATTGTTGCTCTTGCTCCCATAACTACCCCCTTAGTATTTAATTTTGCTAAGAACTTTTTCAAGTTCTTTCATTTGTTCATCGGTTAGATTATCAATAGCATCGTTATCGATGACTTTCGTAAAATCTGGTTTTTCTAATTTTTCCATTTCTTCTCCTATTGGTTTGGTTAAAATTAATACTTGCATTATACATTATGTACACATACAATCAAATAATAATTAATCATTCATAGGAGAAGAAATTATGAAAGAACCTAAATTGTTTAAAAGCAGAGTTTGCTTTGATGACTATTATGAAAACGAAGACGCATACTTGCTTTACGATTGTTGGCTAGACGCAAATTCCAATGGTTGGAATGGGTGGGCAATGCCTTACATGGAAAAGGATGAGTATCTCAGATATGTAAAGCGTTGCATTCGTGATTACTTTGAACATCCAGAAGCTGACGATGGTTGCGAGGGCAGTTTCATTGATCAAATCATGGCTATTGAACCACAAGAAATAGATGGCAAGATCCTCTATTATTTTGGTGGATGGCTTTGTTGGAACATCGAAGACGATGACTTCACAGCAAAAAGATTGGAGGCATTTAAAAAAAGATTGGAGGCATTATGAAAATAACTTTAATAGCATTCGGCACCTCGGTTGGAGGTGCCATTATTTTTCCCATCCTGGGGCATTACCTGATCCAAGCACACTTGTTCACAGTTGCAGCTGGCTGGGCAATTTTTTCGATGGGCATGGCTTTTGGTCTGGCTCTTGCTCTGGCAGTTCTTTACTTTGAAATTATAATCCGCAGTTTTAAATAGCGGCCCGCAGATTTTTTTTATTATTTAAAACCGCAAATCGCAAATCCCCCCAAAAAAAAGGGCGCCCGATCAAGGCGCCCTTTCCATGTAGTGGGACTACTTACTACATTTAAAAAAGATCAGGAAGCATCATCTCATTTAAATCTTGAGATGCTATATCATCAACTGTTTCTCCTTCTTCTAAAACCCATAAGGGTTCTCCATTCCATGCAGTAAAAACACCTACTCTGCATCTTAAGTCATCGTGCCTTATGTTTTGCATTGCACTGAAAAGATAATCAGTTTCTTGCATAGGCAAATCTGAATCTAACCATTTTATAGTGCCATTTAAGTATGACTGTTTAGCCCCTTCTAAAGTAGGCGGTGTAATTTTAAATTTTGGATTTTTACTTTTAAAGCCCTGGTGAGAATAAATAAATTCCAGGATGTTTAAAGCATTGGTCCCTATGTGATAGGAACATCCTTTCTTTAAAATTTTTCTCGCGTTTTCCATTGTTAATAATTGCATTTTTTGTACCTCCTAATAATGTAATTAATGCTTGTATTATAATTCATTTTGTATAATATATCTATATCAATAAATTTCATTAGGAGGAATTATGATATATACAAAAAAATCTTTATGGTTGGAACAAGCACCTAGTTTTTGTTTTGAACTAGACCAGGACCAACTACTAGAGAAAGCATTAGAGGTCGGCTTTGTTATTCAAGTCGGCGAAGATAAATTTGAAAGATCAGGGGAGTACAAATGAGAACTATGGATGACGCGTACTTAGACAGAACAGAGGAGGACGCAAGTCCTTACAGTTTCAAACTGGAACTCGCAGAAGGAACCTTTGAAATGTACGCTCACATCAATAGTTCCGGGTTCATGGACTATTCATTCTTCTTAGATAAAAAAGAATTGGATGGCGGTGTCTATGGTGGCTATTGGTCAGACCAAGAGAAATATGGCGAATTCGATGATGACCATGATGGTACTTTGTACCACATGGAATGGGGCTTCTTGGTTTCTGATGTTTTAGGTGGCTACGACTTCAAAGAGTTGTCTTGGAAGAATGGCTGATTTCCAAAACCGTGCGACCAAGCTCTCCCTAATACAAACTTGGTCGCACATCCCCCCTAGGTCCACTAGTTTTTCTAGTGGGCCTTCTTTTTTTTGTAGCCAGATGAAAAAACGCAGGCCCGGGAACTCTCCCGGAAGATTTAAATAGTAGCAATTCGCACATTTATAATGTTAAACTCGCACTTGTCGAACTCTCTCGACAAATTTGTTCTCCTAATGGTGCCTCAAGATCTTCGGATCTTGGGGTTTCTTTTTTTTTATATACATAAATCGCAAATCGCAAATTGATCTGGCGAAATTTTCGGATCTGGAAATCGCAGATCGGATTTTTTTTTATTTCATAAACCGCAGATCGCACTAGATCAAACTGAAAACATTTTGATTATGTGTGCGAGGGGGTCGAAATCGTGTTTATTAATCTATATCAATTGAATGCGAAAAAGTTTATTAACTTTTATTATCTAAAATATATATGTCATTTTATGTAAATAGTCATGCACATATTGTAAAAATATGTAATAATTCTTATATTAATTAACCATTTTCAAGGAGAAAAACAATGAAAATAAATGAAAAGAAACTCAAAGAGTTACAGTCTATTAAAAATACTAAAAAGGCTATGAATTTTATTCTTACTTTCGACCCTTTGAATATTTTAACTAAGAAGGAGAATAACAATGGATTATAAAAAAGAAGAAATCAAAGAATACTTTGATGATTTTATCAACGACCAAGATGTTGAATGGATAGAAGAAAACAAAGATGATATCCACCATCACGCTTTTAATACTGACTATTACATTATAGGCACTTATCAAGCTAAACAATGGCTAGGTGATATGGCTTTTGATGTAATTAATTTTATTAAAGATTATGAGCAAGATAACTTCGGAGAAGTTTATACTGATTTATCTGAACCAGAAAAAGTTGTGAATATGTACGCTTATATCATAGGCGAAGAAATCATAGCAGATTATTTAAACGAACTTGAGGAGGTCGCCTAATGAAAGATAATAGAAAAGAACTTATCTCAAAGATAGGAGTTAAACAGTACCAAATAATCGCAAATTTGGTTGACGATCTCGGTTGGGATTATCAATCAATGACTACAAGTGGCAGAGAAACTTATAAAAAGTTATGTCTTAAACTTGGTTGGGAATTTGAATGGGACGAGGAGTTAGGATAATGAAAGACACTAGCAAACAATTACTAAGCAAAAATGAAAAGCTATTCCCCTTCCATAGTGGAGGGGGGTGTATTCACTTTGGCTATAAAACAGACCATGAGGACTTAATCTGGCTGATAAATCAAGCAGATTTATTTGAACCAAAACTTGATGATGAACTTAATCCGCAGTATGAATGGGTTAACGAATACCCAGAGGACATAAATGATTGGTGCATGTTCGGATTAGACTTTAATAATCTAGATCAAGAGTATGAAGGACTCGCACTAAATGTCATAGGCGTGATTGAAAACGCAATTGGCAAACCATCTGATGATTATTCTTTTAAATCTGACGGTTGGTCGTGTGAATTTTTTACTAGGTATCAAGGCGGTATCAACATATTAAACGAACTATCGCCCAAGATAGACCAAGAAATAATTAAATTTTGTAGGTGTTGAAATGAAATATAAAAAAGGTATGAAAGTTAAATTAGAAGATCAAGTCTTTGAAGTGCTTGGAAGTTGTACTAACTGCAAGGAAGGTTGGGAGTTTGTGCAAAGGGAAAGTGGTATTGATATGGAACAAATCTGTCAAGAATGTGATGGCTTGGTTGAAGGCAGTACTACTTATGAATTTCAAAAAGAAGATGGCTATAAAATAATGGAGAATAAATAATGAAAAACGATAACCAATTAGAAATTTATACTGTTCCTAAGTATGAAGGCAATGCTTATATTATGGAAACTATTGATGGCTATTTTTATCAATTGTGGACAGCACCATTATTTAAAAATGAAACTGCTGACAATTCGCAATGGTCGATAGTTGAAGACGAACAAATAATAAATGATGTTATTGATAGTAGCGAGAGAACTATTATTGATGAGATAACAGTTGAAAAATTTGTTAGCTTTTTAGATCAAGAGAATCTAGCGTGGGATTTAGCAGAAAAATGGACTCAAGAGGATATGCAAGAAAATCCAGATAAATACCAAAGCATTCAATCAGATAACCAAGATATTTTTTTACAAGAGGAGGAAGCATGAAGAAATATAAATTTGAAATGATAGCTACTGAATGTTTACAAATAGAAGTAGAAGCTGATACCTATGAAAAAGCAGAGGAGATTGCTGGTAAGTCTTGTTTTGATGAAGATTGGGAATCAACAGATTGGCTTGGTGGAGAAATTTGTTCTGTTGATCTACCAGAGGATATAGAAGAATTTAGGAGGACGCATGAAATATAGCGAATTAGTTATTGAATTGTCGCAAAGACTCGCAGATGAGTCTGATTATGAAGATTATCTTTTAGACAAACTACAAGAACTTTTAGAATTTGTGAGGGAACATGAAAAATAAAATGACGCCAGTTGAAGCTGTAAATGTGATCGAGAAAAAACTATTTGACAATCGAGCAAAGCCATATACCGAAGAGGACGCACAAATTGACAACGCCTGGGATATTATTAAACTTCGTTTGGATCTTACAGATGAAGAATTTAATATAATCTTTGGAGAAAAATACTAATGGAAGTAATTATTTGGAAGAAAGGCGTTCAAGCTGTTGAATACTATTGTGATAGTTGCAACGCACAAGTCCCGGAAGAAGAAGGTCTTTGGGTAAATGGCGAGATGACTAGGCCACATGAATATCCAAAAGGATTTTGCCGAGCTTGTTATATGAAAACAAGTAGGAATGTAAACAATGGCGAATAAAAAAACAAACGCAATAGATTTAATAAACAACCCATCACACTACAACACCGGGGATATTGAATGTATTGAGGCCATTCAAGCTTCAATGACCACTAGACAATTTCAAGGTTATCTCAAAGGTAATGTTATGAAATATGTCTGGCGTCATGAATACAAAGGAAAAATGCTAGATGATTTGCGCAAAGCAAGATGGTATTTAAATAAATTGATCGCAACACACGAGGATAATTTAAATGATGATTAAATTTAAAATAGAAAACAACGCAATTTGTGGCTACGAAAACGATAAATTGATATCAATGCTTTTAATATCTGATCCAGTAGCTAGATCTAAAAGAATAGTACAACTCGCAGAAGGTGGAGAATTAGGAGACTAATCTTCTTCAGTTTCCCATTCACCAATTAATTCTAATAATTGTTCTGGATCAATAAGTATTCCTTGAGAATTACTTTCTTCCAGATAATCTTTTATCTTCTGTACTATCATCTTCGTCCTCTATTACTCTAACTTCTCCATCTATTGATTTGATTTGATTTTCTTCTATGAGTTGATTCAATCTATTTTCCAGTTCTTCTCTACTCATAGAGTCAATCTTACCAAACCGCACTTCCTTGCGATCAACCATGAGTCCGCCTAATTTTGCTCTGGCTATCTCAGCATTTACTGCAGGTCCATACGATCCATCTGATGCCGCAGCATCTCTAATTGTTGCTAACTTCCCGGCTACATTCTCAAAA